CCAGCCTTGGCACTGGTCCGATGTTCCTGCAAAACAGGAGCGCGAAGTTCGCCGTCTATTGGACGGTTTCCGCAACAGATCCGGGGAACAACGCCCCGAACGACATCGCGGACCTTCCGCAGAACGAGCTTGGCGGCGCTGGTACTATCGCCGACGTGAATATCTCGTTCGCCCAGCAGGTCTGGGCGCGCGGCCAAGGCCACGTCGTGGTCACGAACTAAGAGGCGCAGGCATGTGCATTTTCGGCGGACAGAAGTCGAACCCCCCGCCCCTGCCGCCGCCGCCGCCGCAGGCCGCGACGGTCGGTGACGCCGACGTGGCGAAGGCCCGCAGCGACGAGCAGGCCCGGCTTCGCGCGATGAGCAACACGGGCGGCACGCTGCTGACCGGGACAACGGCGCTGGACGATGCGGGCACGACGGGCCGCAAGACGCTGGGCGGCTGATCTCTCTGCCGGCAAGGGGGTACGACGTGGCGCAGGTTCCCGACAAAGACGCATCGCGGCGGCTCGAACTGCCGCGGCCGGCGTTCCAGATGCTGGAACTGCCCGCGGCCCCGTTCCGCAAGCGGCTAACGGCGCTCAAGTCCCTGCGGTCGTTCTACGATTACGAAGTTGAGGCGGTCGCACGCTACATCCGCCCGCGGCGCATGAAGCGCTATTGGGAGAACGGCCGCCCGCCGCCTGCCGCCCGCCAGTCCGAGCACATCATCAACACCGCCGCGACGATCGCCAGCCGCACGCTCCGGTCCGGTATGCAGTCCGGCGCGTCGTCGCCCGCGCGACCATGGTTCAAACTCTCGACGCCTGACCCCGACCTGTCCGAAAACGGCAAGGTCAAGGACTACCTCACGACGGTTGCGCGGCGCATGGCGACCGTGTTTTCGCGGTCGAACATCTACAACAACCTGCACACCGGGTACGGTGATCTCGGCGATTTCGGCACGTCGTGCATGATGATCGATGAGAATTACGACAACGTGTTGCGTGCCCACGTATACAGCCCAGGCGAGTATTATCTAGCGGCCGACGCGTTCGGCAACATCACGACGGTATATCGCGAATACGAGATGAGCGTTCTGGGCATGGTTCAGAAGTGGGGCAAGCGCGTCTCGCCCGATGTAATGAACCTGTATAACAACTCGCACTTCGAACAGATGGTGCAGTTGTGCGAAGCCATCGAGCCGAACATGCACCAAGTCGCCGACGTGGCCGGGCCGCGCGGCCTGCCGTATCTGCGGGTCCACTTCGAGGTCGCGGCGGCCCAGGACCGCGGGTTGCTCGAATGCAAGGGCTGTCACGAGTTCCCCGGCTGCACGCCGCGGTGGGAAGTGCGCGACAACGACGTGTACGGGACCGGGCCGGGCATCGAAGCGCTGGGCGACGTGAAGGGCCTGCAACTGCTGGAAAATCGCAAGCAGATCATCGTTGACAAGCTCGCCAACCCGCCGACACAGGGCGGCCCGGACAGCGTCAAGGTCCGCAACCGGGCGGGGCAGCACACCGCCGTATCCGGAATGGATACCTCGGGCCGCCCGGTCATCTCGGCGCTGTACGAGATGCGCGCCGACGCGATCACGGCAATTGCGGCCGAGATCGCCCGGAGCGAACAGCGCATCCGGGAGGTGTACTTTTCCGACCTGTTCCTGATGTTCGCGCAGTCGGACCGGCGCGAGATCACGGCGCGCGAGGTGGACGAGCGGCACGAGGAGAAGCTTCTAGCCCTTGGCCCGGTCATCGAGCGGCTGCACAACGAAAACCTCGACCCGGCGATATCGCGCTCGTTCTCGATCATGAACCGTGCCGGCCTGCTGCCGCCGCCGCCGGAAGAGTTGCAGGGTACGGACCTGAAGGTGCAATTCATCTCGACCCTGGCTCAGGCGCAGCGCGCCGTGGCGATCCAGGGTATCGAGCGGATGGCCGGGTTCGTGGGCAACCTCGTCGGTGTTTATCCGTCCGTCGCCGACAAGTTCGACGCCGATCAGGCGGTGGACGAATACGCGGACGCGACCGGCGTACCGCCCGGTGTCGTCGTCTCTGACGATCGCGTCGATGAGATCCGCAAGGCCAAGCAGAAGGCCGAGCAGGGCGCGGCAGCGGCGCAGGCGGCGCAGCAGGGCGCGGACACCGCGAAGGTGCTCGCCGATACCCAGGTGTCCGATCAGAACATGTTGGGCAAGATCCTCGGAGGCGTTGGCGGCTATGCCGGTTGAACCAATCGAGTTCTATGGCGAAGGCGACGAAGACAGGGCCGCGCGCGACAAGGTCAACGCCGAGTGGCAAACCGTCATGGCGACACATGAAGGTCGCCGTGTCCTGGGCTACATCCTGCGGGACCTTGGTCTATTCTCGGCGGTCGGCGGCGAGCGCTCTGCCGGCAAGCACGAAGCCGCAATGGCGTTCATGGAACACATGCGCGCCGTGAACAACAAGCTGTTTCTCCAAATCCTGACGGAGCTTCTGACCGATGAAAACCTTTCTCAAGACTAGCACTGCTCTGGCCGGGGCCTCGATCTTCTCGGCGCTCGTGGGGCCTCGCATCAATCTCGCACCGGAGGATGGCAATGGCGGCGGTTCGGCTGGGGGCGGCGGCGGCGCTGGCGGTGGAGAAGGCGCAGCGGGCGGCGAAGGTGCGGGCGGCGCTGCGGGAGGTGCATCGGGCGGTGCGGGATCTGACGGCGGCGACGGCGGCGCTCAACAGGGCAAGGAAGGCGAAGGCAAGTCCCTCCTCGGCCAAGCCGCGGCCGGCGCGGAGCCGGGCAAAGAAGGCGACCCCGCCAAACCAGCAGGCGAAGGCGGCGAGGCCAAGAAGGAAGGCCAGCAAGCCGCAGACGACGGCGCGCCCAAAGACGTAGACGGCAAGCCGATCCCGGAGAAGTATGAGATCAAGATGCCGGACGGCGTCGAGATGGACGCGGAACTGATGGCAGAGGTGACGCCGCTGTTCCGCGAGGCCAAGTTGTCCCCGGCGCAGGCGCAGGTTGTCGCGGACGCCTATATGCGGCAGCAGACCAAGTCGCTCGAAGCTCACAGTAAGCAGGTCGCGTCCTGGGCGAATGAGGCGCGCGCGGACAAGGAGTTCGGCGGAAAGGACTTCAACGCCAACATGGCTTTCGCCACGAAGGCGTTCCAGGCGTTCGGTTC